CAATTTTATAACCAAAATAGCTTGCTCTTTCTTTTTCTGTAATATCTGGGTTATTGGCTAAAATATTATCCACGTATTTGATCGCATCTTGCAAAGATTCTAATCAAATTTTGAATCCTTCGTGATTATACAGTTGAGAATAGAGTTTATTAATTTTTTCTACTGGAATTTCGTCTAAATATTTCATTTTATTTGATTATTGGTTGATTAACTTCAGCATTGGCTTGCTGACCCATTTGTTGAGTATTCATACCATCAAAATTTGGATTTGGAATATTCAATGAAGAAATCCCTGGTGCGTTATTAACAGATAAGCCATTTGGTGTCATATTAGTTGTTTCTTTTTGCATAGTTTCGTCAGTGATTGGAGCTGTAATAGCATCAAGCATCATTGTCCGTGCTTTCAAATAAGCAGTTCTCTTTTCATTTTCTTGAGCTATTGGGACAACTTTTATAATATATTCTGATAATTTAGCATTTTGTGCGGTAGTAAGTTCTTTCTTTTTTGCTATATCAATTAATGACTGTAAGAATGCAACCGTAGCGTTTAAATAAATTTTTGGTTTTTCTCCTAAGATAATCTTTTCAAATACATCAGCGGCTGCTACTGTAGCTTCTTCACTTAATTCTCCTTTTAGATCAAGTAATCTTTCAATCTCCTCATCTCTGAAGTTGCCTGTTCTTAAAATATGTTTTATAACTTCTTTTGGGTTTAACATAGCTGAAAAGGTAGGATTATTTGTAATAATAGCAAGCGATTCAATTTTTCTTCTAGATTTCATTTCCATTAATTCTTCTTCGCTTTCTTCGCTTGTAATTACATAATCTAATTCTTGATTTGTTTTTAAGTCTTCTTTTCGTAGCTCATCTCAACCAAAGCCTTCTGATCCAATCATTCTGATCATCATCTTTTCTCCCATATGCTCTTTGAGTCCATCAAGATATTTTTTAGCTAACTTAACATAAGCAGATTTGTAAAATTCACTGGTTGGTCCAAGTCTTTTTGAGATTTGCTCCATATTACCGTAATAAATGCCAACTTGTCCCTCTTGTGCTTGTCCTTGTGATCCAGGAGTAATGCCAGTTTTAATACCAGCAAAACTATCTAAAAATTGAATAAGGTTGACTGTAATGGAAGCATTGTCTGGAGTTTCTAATTCATAAATTGCATTTCTAGCATTTTGGCCAAAAAGTTCTGCAGGAATAATTGAGTTTGGTTTTCATTTCAAAGTTGTTGGATCTTTGATTGTATTTTGATCAACCACTTTTTGTGGGAAATTTCTTTTTTCAATGTTATCTAAAGCTTGATTAAAAATTTTATTCATTGCAATATTTATCAAGCGAATATCATCGGCCGGTGCTTTACTTCAAAAATTATTTACATCTGGATGTGTGGCTCAAGTTTCAAATGGATATTTTTCTGAACCAAGTTTATCTTTTAATTTTTGGATGCTAAATAAACTTTTTGTAGGAACGTGTAAAAGTAAATAATATCTTCCATCGTCAGTTGTTAAAAATATTTCGTGAAGTCTTGCGGTTTTTGTTCCAACATAATTATATTGGTCTGGCGATAAATTATTAAATGCATTATCTTTTGTATCTTCTTCGGCAACTGCTTCTCTTTCTTCTGAAGAAAAAGCATTAAGTGCTTCTTCTAAATAAATTCCTTCTTCAACTTTTTGTTTTGTTTCTAAAAAAGTTTTAATAATATTTTTTCTTCCGCAGAATAAGTGTTTTTCTAAATCTCATCCACCTCAAGGTTCACAGAAAAAATCTTTATAATCAATTATTTCAAAATGATGTTTATAAACTGGATCTGATTCTGCATAAATTAAATAAATAGCACGCCCACATAAAGCGGCTTGCTTCTTTGCCATAATATCTTTCATTTTTCAATTCTCTTTGTCAGGTCCAGAATCTTTTTTTCATGCAGCAGAAATTTTTCTTGCTTTTAAAATATCTGCATCATCTTGTGGTTCAAAAGAAATATTTAATTTACCAGAAATTCTGGATACAAGTGTATCAATAAAACCAGACATAATCGGTAAAGAAATATTATAACGATATGCATCTACATCTTCAAGTTTTTGGTTATTAGCAAGTTTTTCATTTTTAGCAATTTCTTCAAATCTTGGTTTAATATATTCGTCAGCTTGATTAATAAGTTTTACTGCTTTTTCTACTAACTCTTCTTTCAATTTTTTTGAAATTGTGTTGGCCATTTTTAAAAAATTATTTTTGTTAATAACATTATAACAAAAAATATTATTTTGTCAAGTAGGCTAACCCTGTAATATACTTTTTTTAGGAGAATCCTCTTTTAAGAATTTTTCTCAGGTGACATCTATCCTTCCAGACATTTGTCTTTCGGCCAAAGCTGCATAAAAGAACATGTCGGCACAGTGATTTGTGTAGTCTTCTACAGGTGTATCCTTTCATTCGCCTCTTTCTTTATCAAACTTTTTTCTGTATAGAGAAATTGTATCAATAAAATTTTGGCAATTATTTATATTAATAAAAAGTCTTGATCAAAGTTGTTTACCGGCATTAATTCTTTCAATAAAAGATAATTTTGTTTGAGGAATAATTGTGAATTTAATTCCAAGACTAAGTGCGTGTTCATAAGTTGACTTTCCTGTTTGAAAATTTTTTGACATTAGATCTCAAGGCCCGAAATGATGACCATAAGCATAATCTTTTCTTTTTAAGACTGGAATGTAGTGAGAAATATCATATCCCGAATTCTCATAGTAGTCAATCATCTTAACTTGACCGTGTAACACTTGAAAGAAACCAATTGAAGTATCATCTGAAAATCCAATATCTCAAACTGTATGAACTGGTAAATTTTTATCTCAAGGATAAATTCCTAATCTTCCTTCTGTTCTAGCAGTATTAATTTCATTTGCATAATAAGCACCTTGAACTGAAGATTCAAATGAACACATTCACTCTTGATTGAATTCATCTTCTGAACATTCTTTTTTTATTTCTTCAATTTCTTGTGGACTAAAAATTTTTGTATCATTAACAGATAAAATTTTTGCATATCATTTTTCATCTTCAACTGCTTTTTTATAAATTGAATAAAAAGCTCCTTTACCTTGTGGTGTGCCTAGAAAAATTGCATAGCCTTTGTGATCAGTTAAAGTTGGTAAAATAATTTCACCTCAAAGATGAGCGGGTTGTTGTGCATATTCATCAAGTGCAACTCCTCATAAACCAATGCCTCTAAGTGCGTGAGCGTTATCTGATCCAAGTAAAAGTATTTTTGAACCAGTTGGATAAGTAATTGTAAGATCATGACTATTGAAATTTATATTTGGAATTGATTCTCCATATTTTTTAAAAAGATCCCAGGCAACTCTTTTGGCTTGATCTTTATAAGGACAAATATACGCATATTGAGAATCGGGAACAAGCATAGCATCTTTTTGTAATTGATTTACTATTGCAGTAGTATTATGTGTTACTATGAAATCATCTGTGATATATAAATGATCTGGATCATCTATTAAAATACATTGTGCAACTTCAAAACCATCTTCTTCTATTTTTATAATTTCTTTTTTATATAAAATAAAATCTATTGCAGTATCAATAAATATTTTTATTTTTTGTTCTAATAATGTTTTTAGACAAAGTGTGTTTAAGATTTCACATTTGTTAGCAAAATATATTTTTCATAAATGTTCTGCTGTTGCTCTTGTTTGAGATCCGTCTTGTAAAATAATTTTATAAATCTGTTGTTTTGGTTGTGGGAATATTCCAATTACTTTTGCTTTTGTCCCTTTTGGTGTGAGAACTGTATCATTTAGTTTTATATCACCCATAAATACAAGACCATTTGGTGTTAAAACCTTAGCCGATAGTGGTTGTGCTTTTCCAGCTCGACGATGGAGAACCAATATAGCACGTTTTTTTTGTTCTATATGTTTATGAAAATCTTCTTGTCAGGCTCTTGGCGAATAATTTATTTGTATTTTAGCCATATTTTATTCTTCATTATTATTAAATGTTTCAACATCATAAATTTGAGGTTCATCAAGTAAAGGGGAATCTTCCCCTGGTTTTTTCCATTCAAATGTAAAGTGGCTATCTATGATTTTTTCGTCTTTGAATTTAGCAATTTTTTCTAATCAAAGTTTAATTCTAGCGGAGTCCCCATATTTTTGTATGGCCTTATAGAGGGTGTGTATTACTTCATTGTTTTTATGTCTTCAGAAATTAATCATTTCATTGTCTATTTTTGAAAGAACTTCTTCATCACTTGACCATCTAGAAAGAGTGTTGGGGGAAATATGAAAATATTTTGCAAAATCTGATTTCTTACAAAATCCATAAGTAGCTTCTCTTACTTCTTGAGGGAGAGCCATAAATCTAATAAACTCTTTTTGTTCAACTATTTTTGTATTGTTAATTAATTGTTTAATTGGAGAATTCGGCTTTAGGGAGTATTTACTCGTAGAGAAAACCTTTTTATTTATTCTATAAGGGGCTGATTTTCTTCTAAAACTTGAATAAGGGTCTTCTTCAGTTCAAAAAAGATGTTCCGGTACATCTTCAAATTTTATTGGAATATCTTCCTCTTCTTGAATAATAAGTGCCATCTGTTGATCATCAGAAGTAGGTATTTGTCTCTTTTTGGCTAAAGATATTTTATTTGTCTTCGTGGCCTCTTTTAATTCCTCCAATGTAAGGGTATACATAATTAATAATTTAATAAGTTAATTAATATAGGGAGGGTATGTACGTACGTACGTAGGGTATAGGGTATGTATATATATACATACATACGTACGTACGTAGGGTATAGGGTATATATACGTATGTATATATATACGTATATATATACGTATACGTACGTACGTAGGGTATAGGGTATAGGGTATAGGGTATGTATAGGGTATAGGGTATAT